GTGTCGATGCGACGAGCGGAGACCTTCGGGTGCCGAGCGATGCGGACGTGAGATTCGGTGTTGCTTTTGATGCGGCCGACTCTCATACGGGTGGGCTTGTCGTTCCGACAGTGACGAACGTTTTGGACGGCGTTACATACGATGTGGACGGTAGTTCCGTTGGAACGGTTGTACAACCGGACCAATCAGACGTGCGATTCGGCGTGAACTTCGGAGACACGGGCAACACGTTGACGGGTGCCTGCCATGTACCCGCCAAGCAATATGTTTTGAGCGCCCAGCCCATTGATCAGGACACGGGCACGCTCACTATTCCGCCGGGGGGAAAGGTTGACACCACCAATGGCCCCTACGGGGTCGATGGCACCGGCAGCACGCCGACACTAAACCTCTCGTCCTATGTGCTTGTCTCTGCCGTGGTCAGCGCCTCATTCGTGGTCACTGGCCATGATAATTACACCGGCGGAACAGGCGGGAGTTATCCCACGTCGGCAACTACCGCCGCCGCAGCGAATGCCGCCGCCCGTGCAAACATCATCGCGCAGAAGGGGCACGTTGAGGATGGCTATGCCATCACCGGCGATTGGACCGCCATCACCGGCGCCGATCGCGGCACGCTCAGTGGATCATCGGGATCTCTGTTCGGCCCGCAAACCGGCAATGTTCTGATGACGCAAACCGTTGCTATTTTTAATCCCGACCGCAGCGTAACGACGTATCTCGGTCAGCATGGCTACACCGTCTCGGATGCATTGTCCGCCAGCCTCATTGCCGGCGGATTGGCCACGGCGCTTTAGGATAAAAATGGAAGTCGATCTCCCCCAACTCATCACCCAGGCTCGCAGCTGCTACACCACGCAGCGCGAGGACGCGTACCGCCAACTCATCGCCGCGCTTTGGCCTATCATGCGGCGCGTGCGGATGGGTTTTCACAGTGTTGATACCGATGACGTGGAAAGCGCCGCCGGAGAAAGTGTTATAAATCTCGTAAATAATTATGAGCCCTATAAAGGCAGCGTTCGCGTGTGCTTTGGAGCGATTCTCACGCACAAATGCGTTGACCTTTTACGCCTCAAAAACACCCGCAAGAATCACGGTGACGGCTACCGCGGCAAGCGCCGCCCCCACGATGCGAAACCGGAAATCCCCAAGCTGTTCAAGGATTCATACGCCCCCCCCGTCGCCTTCATTGATCCAGAAACCACAATTGATAACGTCGACGAGGCCAATCACGAATGGCGGAAGGTTAGCCGCACCCTCTCGAAGTTTGAACGCCGCGCCTTCCTTGCCGTCACCCACGGGGACACTTACCGCCGCACCGCTGAACGTCTCGGCGTCACCACCAAGGCCGTTGACAACGCCGTCTTTCAAGCCCGCCGCAAGATTGCCGGCCAATTGGAGAAATGATGCGCCAAGAAACCACCAAACATATCTTCAATGCCATCGTCTTCAATTTGTGGGCTGTTGCCGGGCTGTTTTTGATATCGTGGGGAACTAATTCGGTGGCAATAGGATTCGGCATATATTGCTTTGCTCAATTCGCCCGCTGGGGGAGGGAGTGATGGCCGCCGCCCCCAAACACGCTTGCCAGTGGGGAGGATGCCCCGCCCTACTCGGCGGCATTGACCGCTATTGCCCGCGCCATGCCCCGCGCATGCAGGCCGTCACTGTCGAACGTAAGGCAGATGCAGAAGCCGCCTACAACGCCCTCCCTGAAACGCGTGAGTCCCGCGCCTTCCTCAACTCCGCAGCGTGGCAGCGCCTGCGCCGCGAGCAGTTGCACGATCACCCGTTCTGCGCCGACTGCGCCAAGAAAGGAATCGTCGCGCTCGCTCACGATGTACACCACATCCAAAGCCGCGCCACCAGGCCCGACCTCGCGTCGGAAATCACGAATCTCGAATCGCTCTGTGTCCCCTGTCACTCGACCATCACCGCAACCGAAAGGAATCAACCATGCCACTTGTAAGAGAACGCCCCGCCGCCCCGTCCCCTGTCTCCACGGTGATCACTCCGAAGGCCGCGCGCCAGTACGCCACATCGGAACTCAACACCGCCCTCGCCCGCATCAAGCATGCGCATGGCGAACTCTACCGCCGCGCGTGGCTCGCTCAGACCTACACGCCCGCCCAATACTTCGCAGAACTTGGCACAGACGGCGCCGAGATGCTGGCCGCGATGGAAGCCCTTGCGAGCGTTGCGAACGCTCTAAAGGGCGGCAGCGTGACGCTGGTAGGCACTCCGCAGCCCGTGACGATTGCGGATGATGGGTCCGTGACGGTTGGGGGATAACCCCCTTTCGAACTTTTTGAACGTCATTCATCCATACCGATTCGCCAGCTTTTACGCTTACTTGGCACGTTTTTAGCCCCTCGGGGGCTTCCAAATGGAGAAATCATGGGCGCCCGCGGCCCTCAACCTCTTCCCTCGGCAATGAAGAAACTCAATGGGACGTTCCGCGCCGACCGCGCCGCCCCAGGCGAGCCCACGTCTCTCGGATTGCCGGGGCTTCCGCGGTGGATCAAAAATAAAGACGCCCGCGCCGAATTCAAACGCCTTTCCCGGATGCTCAACAACATGGGTGTTGTTGGCGAAGTCGATAGCAACGAACTCACGCGGTATGTGACGACGTGGGTGCGGTGGCGGCGCACGGTAGAAGCGCTCGAGAAGAAGGGTGAAGAGGTTTCCGAAATGAAGAGCGCCAACGGCTCGTACATGCAGGTGAGCGCCCTGCATTCCGCCGAGCGTTCCCTCGCCGATCAACTCGCCCGCCTCGCGGCATCTTTCGGCATGACCCCCAGCGCCCGCACGCGGATCAGCGTGAACCAAGCCGAGCGCGAGGCCGCCCCAGGTGACGCCGTGTTGGGATTTATTGGCCGGAAAAATGGATGACGTTACCGCCCGCCACATCCAGAATAAATCCGACGAACTCGCTGTCGCCAATGGTTGCTACTTTGACGAGGCCGCCGCCGACCGCCCCAATCAATTCTTCGCCGCCTTCGTGCGCGTCCCCATGAAGGGCGGGGTAAAACCCTACACGCCCACGCCGTGGCAAGCGGAAGTGAACCGCAACCTTTTTGGCTGGCGACGCGCCGATGGGAAACGGCGATTCCGCGAAGCCTATATCAGCATGGCCAAGAAAAACGGGAAGACCTATTGGGCTGCCGGCCTTTTGCTCTACATGGAAGTTTGCGAAGTCGGCCCCGGCCAAGAATGCTACAGCTTCGCCACCGAGCGCGAGCAAGCCGCCCTCGTATACCGTGAGGCGGCGAAGATGGTGCGGGCATCGCCGGAGCTTAAAGCCATCCTCACGCCGATCCGCACCACCAAAACAATCGTCTTCGATGACGCCGGGACATTCTTTCGTTCTATGAGCGCCGAGGCCGACAGCGCCGACGGCATCAACTCCGCTTTCACCTACTACGATGAGCTGCACCGCGCCAAGAGCCGCGAACTCTATGACACCATCAAGTACGCCGGAACCGCCATCGAAGAGCGCACCGGGGAGCCGGCCTTGCTCATCAGCACCACCACCGCCGGACACGATCGAGAGTCCATCTGCTATGAGGTTTACAGCTACGCGCAGCGCGTACGCGCGGGGGAAATCGCGGACGATGCGTTCTACACCTACATCGCCGAGGCCGAGCCGGGGGACGATTGGACCGCCGAGTCGACGTGGCGGAAAGCCAACCCGTCACTTGGCAGCGCCATCATGCCGCTTGCCGCTTTCGCGCGTGACTTCGCCGAGGCCCGCGCCAACCCCGCCGCCGAGAATCGTTTCCGCCGGCTTCGCCTAAATCAGTGGACCGAACAGGCCACGCGCTGGATACCGCTGGAACTTTGGGACGCAAACGCCGGCGCCTTCGACGCCGAGGCCCACGCAGGACGTGAATGCTGTGGCGGCCTGGACCTCGCCAGCGTCAACGATACCGCGTGTTTTCTTCTCGCATTCCCAAATGACCTTGAAGGCTACGACGTACTCCCCCGCATCTTCGTTCCCGAAGACAATCTCGAAGATCGTGGGCGCCGGAACGGGGTGAGCTATACCGCGTGGGCGAAGGCGGGATACCTCATTCCCACCCCCGGACCTGCCATCGACCCCGCCTCGATCGTCAAGGAAATCATCACTCTGGCGTCGAAATATAAGATTAAAGAGATCGGATTCGACAACTGGAATGCTCCGCTCATCATCCAGAAACTCGAGGAGGCCGGCCTCGTGTGTGTGCCGATCAAACAAGGCTACTCGCTAAACGCCCCCGCAAAGGAACTACAGAGGCTGCTCATGCTCCACCGCATTCGCCACGCAAATCACCCCGTCATGCGTTGGCAGGCCGGGAACGTCGAGGCCAAGTTCGATCAACATGAGAACATCAAACTTGAGAAGCCGGGCGGGAGCGCTTCCAAACTTAAAATCGACAGCATCGTCTCTCTTGTGATGGCGCTCGATCGCGCGATGCGGCACGCCCCCGAGGAAGTGCAGGAGCTTGGCATTGCCTTCGTCTAACATCATCAAAGTTTCGTCCGATCACGTTGACCCGGCAACGCTGGACGGCAACGGCACCGCCGGCCCCGGTTCCATTCCGCAAATCTTCACTATCGAAGGGATGCGCAACGTCGATCCGATGACGCTCATGGGCGGCGGAAACACGATCATCAACGAGCACACAGCGCTCTCGATTCCCGCGTATCTGTCGGGAGTGCGTTTCATCGCCGAGACGCTGGCGGGATTACCCAAGTGCGTCTACCAGCGGACCAATGGAACGCCAACGCACAAAGAAGATCATCCCGCCGAATGGACACTCAACAAGGAACCGAACGCCCTGCAATCGCCGTTTAAGTTTTGGTCAACCTTCATGCTTCATGCGGTTAATTGGTCGAACGCCTACGCCGCCATCCGCCGCATCGGTGATGAAACCACGCTGTACAACCTCGCTCCGGATCGGATGATTCCGTTTCGATTCAAGGGCCAGCAATGGTACGCCTTCGACACCGAGCAACTCGTTGACGCTCACGACCCGAACAGCCGCTACATCATCTTCGCCGATTCTGAAATGCTTCACCTGTCGGCGCTCAGCTTTGACGGCATGGCGGGCATGAAGACGGTGCAGATGACGGGGGAGACGCTCCGCACCGCCAAAAACACCGAGGCCCACATCAGCCGGTACTACAAACAAGGCGGGCTACTCGGCGGGGTGATCGAAACCGACCAAAAGTTGACGCCGGAACAGCGAAAAGAGATCTCCGACGCCATCCGAAACGAGTATTCCGGGGTCGAAAACTCGAACAAATGGATGATCATCACGCACGGAGGGAAGGCCCGGACGCTCACGCCGGCCCTGGACACGACGCAAACTGACCTCAACCGGAAATATTCGACGCTGGAAATCTGCCGAATCCTTCGTTTGCCGCCCCACATTCTCTATGAACTGGGCCGCGCGACGTGGGCGAACATCGAAAGTATGGGCATCGAACTGGTGAAATACTCGCTCACAAACTGGACAACCCCGCTTGAACAGGAAATGGACCGCAAACTACTCACCCGCCCCGAGCGCAAGAGCGGGTTTTACATCAAGTGCAATTTCGCCGCCTTGCTTCGCGGAGATCACGCCGCACAGATCGACGCTGCGACCAAGCGCACCCAAAACGGCCTCACCACCCCCGACGAAGAGCGGGCCGTGTGGGATCTCCCGCCCTTCGCCGACGGCATCGGCAGCAAACCCCGCGTGGCCGCGAATACGGTGGAACTCGGCAAGGAAACGCCCGCACCGGCCGCCCCTGCAGCGCCTGCAGACCCCGAGAAAGACCCCGACGCCGACGACGCCGCCGCGGAAGATGAAAACCTCGCCGCGCGGGTGATTGCCGACGCCGCCGAGCGGGTGGGCCGGAAGACCGCAAAGGCAACCGAGACCGCGTTCAAGAAATTCGAGGCCAACCCCGCCGGCCTAACGATTTGGGGAAACACCTTCTCCGAGGAGCAGCGCGTGTACGCATCGAACGCCGCCGCCGTGCTACTTCCCGGCGACAAGGCCGCCGCCGTCGGCAGCGCCTACGCCCACGAGCTTCGCGCGTTCTATGCCGCCCACAACCGCGGCGACACCGCCGCCACCCCGGACCTTGCCGCCATCATCAACCGTTTACGGAGTTAGCCATGAAAACCAATCGCCCCATCCCAGGCCAAAAGCAGATTTTCAACCTCGACCGCGAGGCCGTCGAATTCGCCGTGCAGGATCGCGAGAACAAAATGCCCATCCTCACCGGCTACGCCATGAAGTGGAACACGCTCTCCGACGATCGGGGCGGCTACAAGGTGCGGTTGAAGGCCGGCAGCGCCAAGCCAGCCAACGAAAACACCTTTGCCGTTTGCGATCACGATTTCACGAAGATCATGGGATGCGCCGGCAACGGCACGCTCAAGATGACCAGCGATGACAAGGGCTTGAAGGTCGAGATTGACCCCGCCGACACCAGCTACAACCGGGACATGGTGGCGCTGATCCGGCGCGGTGACGTGAACGGCATGAGCTTTTCCATGCTATGGGCCAATTGCAAATATGAAGTCACCGAGAAAGAGGGAGAGCCCGACATTATCGAGTATTCGGAATTCGAGTTTGACGAGGTGACTGTCACCGGCCGCCCCGCTTTCACGGACACCAGCATCGCCAGCGAATTCGCCCAGGCCAAGCCGCCAGCGCCCACGCCGCTCCGCAACCGTCTCAGCGTCGAAATTCAGGAAATGAACCTCCCGCCGTCGAATTAACCAATTGAACGCCGGCAGAGTTTCGGCCAGTGACTACCGTCTATTCAGGGGAATCGAACATGGACCCGCGCATTGAAAAAATGAACACGATCCGCGCCGACGTTGCCGCTATCTATGAGAAGGCGAAGACGGAAGCCCGCGAACTCACCACCGAGGAATACACGCAGACCCGCACGGCAATGGAGCATTTTGCCGGCCTCAAGAAGACTCTGGACGGCGAAAAAGAAGCCGCCGCGATGCAGTTCAGCCAGATCACCGAGCCACGCCAGCCCCTCAACGCCCCCGGCGCCCCGCGTGACCCCGCAAAGGCTGACAAGGCCGCGTTCAATCGCTACCTTCGCACCGGCAACGCCGAAGAGTACGGCGCCTACATGCATGGCGAAGGCCGCGAATCCTTCGCCGTCGTCACGACCGCCACCGGTTCCGGCGCGCTCGTCCCCACCACCGTACTCACTCCGCAGACCGTTCGCAGGTTTTGGAACCCGTGGGCGAATGCCTGCATGATCGGCGGCCAGCCGATTATCAGCATGGGAAGCACCGAGACCGTCACCATCCCCGTGATTGATGACACAAGCGTCTCTGGCCAAGTGCTCGCGCAGGACGCTGGAGCTGCGACGGAGGCCGAACCCACCATCACCTCGATCAGCCTCGGCGCCATCCTCTACGATTCCAAATCTCTCTTCCTCTCCAACACCGTTCTGCAGGCCCCCGGCTACGACCTCTCCGCCTACGTCCTCCCCATCCTCGAAAAACGCATCGAATTGGCGCAGGGCGCGGCATGGACAACTAAGGCACTGACCCACACGAGTGGCCACACGTCGGCCGCCGCGGCATCGGGCATCACCTATGCCCAGTTCGTCGCCTGGTATCACTCACTTTCGGCCCCGTTCCGTGTGGACGGAATATTTGTCGTCTCGGACGGATTGCTCGCCGCGATGGAAAACCTGACCGATGACATTCACCGCCCGTTGCTGTCTGACCCGCTCATCACCGGCGCCGTCAAGACGCTTCGCGGTTGCCCCGTGGTGATCGACGTGAATATGGCCGATCCCGCCGCCAATGCTGTTTCCGGCGTCTTCGTGAGCGCCGCCAGCATCAAGGCGCGCAGCGAAAACAACCGCCGCATCGCCGTGTATAAGAACCTCCCGACCAACGCCGACCAAACCGGCTGGCAGGAATTCGTCAACGGCGACTTTGACCTCGCCCCCGGCTACAGCTTCCTCAAGCACGCCGCCAGTTAAGAACCGATCAGCGGCGGCAATCGTCCCCGCCGTAAAACCGAAACCCGCGGGGGACATAAACCCCGCGGGTTTATTTTTTGGGGAACGCCATGGCGCAATGGAAGATCACCACCCCGCCCGCCATCATGCCGGTGACGGCGCAGGAAGTCGCCGACCAAACCCGGCTTGACGATCTCACTTTGGAGGCGAATTGGGTGACGCGCGCCATCGCCGACGCCACCGACTACGCCGAAAATGAGACGCAACAATCCCTCATCACCCGCACCATCACCGCCGTTTACTACCCCGACAATTCACGCGCCCTTGTCGCCGCCAACCCTTTCCCGGTGTATTTCCCGCTGGAACTGTTCCGCGGCCCAGTGCAATTAATCATCAGCGTCAAGAACGGCGCGGGCAACGACGTGAGCTATCAGCGCCGCACCGTCGGTAACAAGGAAGTCGTGCAACTTATCGGCTCAGTGATCGGCCCCGTTACGGTGGTGTACGTGGCTGGTTACGGCGATGCCGCCGCCAGCGTCCCCGCCGCCATCCGCGGGGGCATCATCGCCCACGTCGCCCACAAATACCGTTACCGCGAAGCCGACGCGGACAGCATCCCCACCGGCCTCGCCATCATTTACGACAAATACGCGCCCGGAGGAATCGGATGAACGGCGTAGTTTTCATTTCTGCTTCCGCGACACATTGGCCCTTGCTGCAATTCACCGCTCCCGCCGCCCTTGCCTACGCTCAGCGCTGGGGGATGGGTTTTCAATGTCACCGGCTCATTGAAATTTCCGGGGACATCACAAAGACGTGGACGGTCGGAAGGTGGGAGGAACGCATCCTCGCCTTGCTTCATGCGATGCAGAGCAGCCCCGCCGAATGGTTCCTCTTCCTCGGCGCCGACGTGATGCTCACCAGCCCCCCCACCGCCCCCGACACATTCACCGCCACCCCCTCGGACCTCATCATAGGCAGCGATGACCGCGGCATAAACGACGATCTCTTTTTCATCCGCAACAACTACGCCTCGCATAAATTCTTAGAAGGCATCGCCGCTCAGCGCAACAGCGAACCCAACGAGCAAACGGCCATGATCAAGATTCTCGCCGAGGGTTGGTACGCGGCCGACGTCGTACCGCTGGAGACCCTGCAGGGTCGTTTCCCCGTCGGCGTGGAAGGCCGGCCCGAGTGGCATGAAGGGATGTTTGCCCTGCACGCCGCGGCGCTGCCGATGCAGACCCGCCTGGACCTGTTCAAGATGCACATGGAGAATCGGCCTTGTTTGTGAAGATGCTCGAAAGTGTGGCCACCGCCAGCGACTGCTACGTGGGCGGGGCAATCTATGACGTTCCCGACGCCATCGGCGCGTCATGGGTGCGCGGCCGTCACGCCATAATTTCCGCCAGGCCGCCGGGATTCATCGATGATCTCGAAAAACGACTCGCTATCGGCGCCGGCGAAACCGTTCTCTGTCTCCCGTTCGTCGGCGAATTTGGCCACATGATCCTAACCCACATCCGCATCGTACATTTCAGCCAGGCTAAGCGAAAAATTGTGTGTTGCAGGAAGGGCGAGGAATCGCTCTACCCCACCGCCGACGAGTTTCATACCGAGTGGGCCGACCCGATCCCCGACGAGCAGCGGGCCGGTACAATCCGCCCCTTTGAACGCCCGCCCGTGGAGTGGCCTGCCATCCTCGCCAAATTCCAAGGCGTCACCCCGCTCTACGCCGGCGGCCTCACCCAGGCCCAAGAGCATCACGTCCTCTGCCCCGATCAGCGCATCCCGTTCAACCCGCGCCCGCACGGCCGCCGCGCTCTGAAAGTGGACGTTTGCCTCGGGGTGCGCGTGCGTGACTTTTGCCAGGAGCGGAACTTCCCCCGCGAAGCATGGCAGGCAATCGCCGACGCCCTCACCGCCCGCGGGCTTACGTTTGGCGTGGTGGGCAAACGGCCCACGTCGTTCGACCTCGACGGCCAGCGCTTCCATACAGACGGCAACTGTGATGCAGCTATCGAGGCGATTGGCCGATGCGCCCTATGGGTGGGAACGGACACTGGCACTACGCATCTCGCATCTACCATCGGAAAGCCGATTGTGGTTTTCCGAAATGATGGCCAAGAGGATTTCATCGACTTGATGCGCATCAAAAATTCTCCCCACCCCGTTCACTTCCTGCCGAACACCTGGAACCCCGAGCCGATCATCGCCGCGATTGACGCCGCCCTCTTCGCCGAGGTGAAGCCATGAAGACGCAAGGGGCCGGCCGTCGCCGGCATCGCATCATCGTGTCCCGCCGCACTCTCACCGGGAGCGGCATCCAGAAAACGCCGACGTACACGAACGACGCCGCGCGGTGGGCAAGTATCGAGCCGCTCAGCGCTCGCGAGCCGTTCAGCGCTCGCGAGATCCTCATCAAAGAAAATGCCGCCATCTATTCCGAGGCGACGCACAAAATTACGATTACCTACACCCGCTCACCAGCTCCCCCAGCCGCCGAGGACCGGATTCTCTTTGGCTCGCGCGTGTTCGAGATCGTCGGCGCCGCCATCAACCCCGAGGAAGCTAACCGGGAGCTCATGTACATGGTGGTGGAGCGCACGTGAGCGGATTCGCACTAAGAATGAAAATTGACGGGATCGACAGGCTCAAAAAAGAGCTGCGAACCCTCGCCGATCCGCGAACAGCCAAGAAGATTTTGCGCCGTGCGTCTACCGCCGCCATCCGCCCCATGCTGCAGGCCGTCAAGGCCGCTTGCCCCGTCAATTCCGGCGATCTTCGCAAGGGCCTCGCCAGCAAAGTATCTGTAAAAAGCCGCGGTGCATCCGCCATCGTCGGCATCGACACCGCCCGGATCGAGGGGGGCGCGAAAGCCACCGAACCGAATCAGGGTCCGCGCGTGGCCCGCCACCTTCACCTCGTGCTTTTTGGCCACATCACTCCCGAGGGCAAAGCCGTGGCCGGTAACAACTTCATGGAGCGCGGCTACAACGCCAGCCACGCCCAATCGCTTACCGTGTTTGAATCCAAACTAAAAGAGGGGATCGAAAATGCTGGAAGATGACATTGTGACTTTGCTCCGCACCAATGCGGGGCTGGCGACAACCCCAATCCAACTTGAAACCGACCCAAACGGTAAGGTCTTTCCCAAGATCACGCTCAAGCGGATGCAGCAGCCGGCGCACTACACCAACGACGGCCCCGTTGGCACCGCTACCGCCTGGATTCAAATCAACTGCATCGCCCCGCTCATGCCGGACGCCCGCGCTTTGTCCGTTCTCGTAAAGGCCGCCATTCACGCCAACATGACCGCCACGCGCGGCAGCACTCAATTCGGGGGGCTCTTCATTGAAAACGAGGGGGACGCGGTAGAGCCCACCGATGCCGGCCGCCAAAACCCCAACCAAATCGCCGTCTTGAGCGTGCGTTTCAATTACTACAGGTAAGGAATCCCCGCCGCCGTCGTCGAAATAACAGGGTATACGACCGGACTCTTTCAGGGGAAAAACATGAGTAGTGACGCAACACTCGGTTTCGGAAGCCAAATTTATCAAGGGCTTTCCGCCGATTCCATCGCCAACAAAATCGCCCAATCAATCGACCTCAAGAGCCCGGAATCCGAGATTCCGAAAGTGAAGATCACGAACAACGACTCGCCCGCCAATTCGCATGAATATATCCCCGGCCTCACCGAGCCGGGCGAGACGGAATTTGAGTGGGTCTATACCAAGACCCAGCAGGCCTCGCTCTTTGCGCTGCATGACGCGCGGACACATTGCCACTTCAAGGAAGTCTTCCCGGACGGCAGCGGATGGAAGTTTGAGGGCTGGATCAGCAAGGTTCCTGTTACGACGAAGACCGAGGACGAAGCCATCCACGGCACCGTCACCATCATCCTCACGAGCCGCGCCCTCTTTATGGCAGCCGTTTCGTAAGGGGGATGGCCCAAAATTGCCCCCCCGTTTTCCGATTATTCCACCGCCGAGGATGCTATGAAAACCCTACTCACCAAAGGTCGAAAGACTTCCGTTGTAAATCTTGACGGCCTCGAAGTCACCATTCAGGAAATGAGTGTTGCCGACGTGAACGCCATGAAGGGACTAGACGGACTCGCTTCTACGCTCCGCGCCGTGGTCGATAGCGTGGTGGAGGATGGGAAAAAGGTTTACACGCCCGAAGATGTTGCCGCCCTTACCGATGCCCTCGCCTTCGCCACCCTCAAGAAACTCGAAACCGCCATCTCTGAATTGAACGGCTTCGCCCCCAAGCCCACCACCGCGGGAGAATCCCCCGGCCCAAAATCCTAAGCCCCGACGAGCTTTTCAGCTTTCGCTTGTGTGGCTTGATCGGGGTGAAGCATCCCGACTATCTCGCCGACGAACTCACCCCCCGACAAATTGACGAATGGCGGATCGCGCTCATGCTGGAGCCGGCCGGGTTCGACGCCCTTAACTACGCGCAGGCTCGCATCACTTGGGCATTGTGCGGGGGCAAGAAGCCGGAGCGTGATTACCTCATGCGTTTCGAACTCAAACAGCCCGCCACGCCCGAAACCTACCGCGAAAAGGCGGATGCCCGCTACATGCGGCATAACGCCGGGCTCGCTCTGCGGGGGAACAACTAATGGCCAAAACTCTCACAAAATTAAGCGTAGGAATCGGCGGAGATTTCTCCGGCCTCTCCAAAGCCTTCAGCGGAGCCGCCAGCGCCGCCAGCGGTTTCGGTTCGAAGATTGCGGGGATTGGTTCGGGCCTGGTGAAATTCACGGGCATCGGGGCCGCGATCACCGCCGGCGTGGGATTGATTGGCGGAAGCATCGGCGGAATCACCGCCGTCAAAGAGGCTTTCGAGGGGATGGACGTTAACGCCAAGCTCTCCGATCGCCTCGGCATCGCCACCGAGAAACTTGTCGGCCTGCAGCACGCGGCGAACTTGGCGGGTATTTCATCCGAGGATGTGACTGTCGCGTTTGAACACATGTTCAAGTCTCTCGGCAAGGCGGGGGACGATGGGGAGAAGAGTGCCGACGCAATCAACGCCATGGGGCTATCCGTCGATGCCCTTACCAAAATGAAACCCGATGAAGCCTTCGCCGTGATCTCCGACAAGATCGCCGGCATTAAAAACCCGACCGAACGCGCCACTGCCGCCATAGCTATCTTTGGAAAGGGGGCGCAAAGTCTTCTCCCGCTTTTGATGAGCGGATCTCAGGGCATCGCCGCCGCGCAAAAAGAAGCGGAGAAACTTGGCCTCACCTACAGCCGCATCGACGCCAAGAAAATCGAGGACGCCAATGATGCCATCACGCGGTTGAAAGCGGTCGGAACGGGGATCGCCCAAAACATCGCCGTCGGCCTCGCCCCGCTCGTGACGGGCATCGCTACGAAGATCACCGGGATCACCGTGGCCATGCTGCCACTTCTCAAAGGTGCGTGGGATCAGGTGTATAACTACGTCGCGCCGGTGGTGATGGGGATTTACGATTTCGTGGCCGCCAACTGGACGAAGATGGTGGACGCGACCGTCGCGGCCGGCGTGGGAATATGGAACACGATTTCAGGGACGTTCAGCGCCATCAGCCAAATTGCTTCCGCCGTGTGGAATGCCGTGAGTGCGGTGTGGAGCTGGGGGACGGAACTTATCACCGGCCAGAGCGCCGACGCCGCCGATGGGGCTACCGGATCCTTTGAAAACATTCTCAGCGGCGTGCAGGCTTTCGCCGAGGGTTTAACCACCGGCATCAACATCGCCGCCTATAGTCTCAACCACCTGCAGGACGTGGCCGACATCGCGGGCGAGGGCATCATCTACGGCCTCGTCAAACTCGGGAACCAAGCCGAGTACGTCTTCACCACCGCCATCCCCTACGGCATCCGCTACGCCATCGCCTCGATGCAGGACTTTTCCACCGGCACCATGACAACTTTAAACAATGTGGCCGCCAACATCGGGGCTTTCGTACTGGCGATCCCCGGACTACTCACCGGCGCCCTCACGTTGGACGATGTAAAAGCCACATTCACGCCCCTCAGCGCTGGCTTTGAAAGTGAAGTGGACAAACTCGGCAAACTTGCCGAGCGCATCCCCGGCGAACTCGAAAAGGCCCTCGGGGAAGACCTGGACGCCAAAACGACCGCCTTCGGAAAGGGCCTCAACGAATACCTTGACGAACAGGACAAGAAAGCGGGGAACATTTCCGAGAAGATCAAAAACGCTTTGCGTGAAGGGTGGAAGGGATTGGGCGATCCGGCCGGCGGCGCCACCAGCCCCATAATCACACCAAAACTAGACCCGTCGACCCTCACCCTCGGCATTCAGCCCGAAATAAAATCCGCCAAGCTGATTAAGTTCGGGAGTGCCCAACAGCGGCTCGCCAGTGCGGAGCTGTCTCAGAGTCTCCATGCGGCCGCCGATGCGGGCCTACAAGCCCCGCCCGCCGCAACCGGCATCAAAGCTCCATCCTTTGCTACGACGGCCCCCAGGCCCTCCCTTGGGTTCAACGTGAACGTCGGCAGCGGCGATAAAGACGGGGCCAATAACTCCCCCGCCAAACTTGCCGAGATGATGGGGGGCATGTTGGGACCGAACGACGGCATTTCCGATTTGTCCGCGTTCGCCGCGGCCCCGACGTGGAAGGCTGCACCGCGGGCAGGAAGACCCGCTCACGCCCCCGCCGTCGCCGTCGCCACGACCGACGTAGAGGCTCCTGATCCGGTGCGCCAGCCGCGGCCCGTGGCCATTGCCGTCCCGCTCCCCGCCCATGCGGGGCCGTCGTCTACCGCAAGCGCCAGTGGAAGCCAAGAGCCCTCAATGGCGGCGCTCGAAGTTTTGAAAATCATTAGCCGCTACATCATCAAATGGGACACCAATCCGCCCGTCGGCACTGTTTAGCGAGGACACATGAGTTTGACCGTGCATAAAGTTGGCAGAAAGGGGCTGGTCGACGGCGACATAAAAGAGCTGCGCGCCACCGAGTTTTACCTTGTGCGCTCGAACGCGGGGCCAGTGAGCGTCGTCGCCGCCGCCGCCGCATCCGGCTTGCCCACTTACTACGATTCTCACGATGACAATGCGGCCCTGAAGGTGAAGAGCATACGCGGGCGGAATCAGGACGAAGAAAACTCGCTGCGCGACGTGTGGGAAATGCAGCTTGACTATTCCAGCCTCATTGATGTTCCGCTCGATACCGCAGCCGAATTTGAATGGGATTTTTCGGAATCAAGTGAAGATTATTTTGTCGATGCAGACGGCGCGACGGTAGTTAACTCCGCCGGCCAGGCCTTCGACTCCATCCCGACGCGCGAGACCGGCGCCATCTCTCTCACCATCACAAAAAATGTCGCTGCAGACTTCGATACATCAACATTCTTGAGCTTCCGACAAACCACGAACGATTCCGGGTTCACCGTCGATGGCGTTTCGATCGACACATGCCAGGCCAAGTTCAGCGGGGCCAATGTTTCGCCCGTGAAAACCTCAAACGGCGTGGCGTACCGCACCGTGAAAATGGTGCTAAAGTTCAAGGAAAGTTGGTTAGATGAATTCTCCGACTTTGGGTATTACGGGCTAGACACCGGGTTTTGGAAGCCGATCGCAACCGACGGATCGCTCATCGAAGTCCCCGACGATTCAAAGCAGATGGTGCAAAAGCCGTGGCCTCTGGACGGCAGCGGCTCGCCCCAAGCGGCGCCCGACGATGATCCCGCCAGCATCACGGCGCGCCCCTATGTAGAATCCGACTACGGCGATCTCTCCGCCCTTTTCTCTTGAGGCCACATGGCAACCGACGTTTTTGGATTCAAGCCCGCCACGCTGAAAAAGATGCTCGAGATGCTCGATTGGTGGGAGCGGCGCGGCCCGGATCTCAAGGGCGCGAAACAGGGATTGTTACCGCTCCCACCGACTTCGAAAAAAGAAACGATCTCCGGCAAGATCACTGGCACCGCTACCGGCGGCGGAATCTACGTTGGCAAGAGCCGTGTCGATCGGACGGACTTCGGCACCGTCTCGGACGCGACTTTGGGCGGGAGCGATTTCATCGAATCAACCCTTGGCGCCCTCGCGGGCGAAAACGACACACTGATTTTCAACGCCGCCGAGTGCACCCTACAGTCCGGCAGTCACTTCCTCACCGCCAGCCTCAACACGGACCAGATTGCGATCGACTTCGTAGGCCGGCTATTGGGCATCACCAGCGACGGGACAAAAATTGTCGAAGTTTACATGCCATTCGCGGGGTGCTCGTGATGTCGTTCAACTTCGGATTAGCCGCATGCACGGGGGGGACGAAGGGATTCAGGGCCTGCCCGTCTACAAAGGGCTTGGATTCATTCTGTAAAAAAACGCCGGTCTGCTGCAATATCGACACATGCTGCTTTGATACTGCCAACTCGTACATTGCCGGCCACGTCGCGATAGATGTTGAGATATGGCTCGGCCGCACCAGTGCCGACTGCTCTGGCTCGCCCGACGCCGGGATCTCGTTTGAGACAGACTATACAATCAGGCCGGTCGGCTGCGGCCACTACTACGGCAACACGACGCCGTTCCCGTTCGGCGTTCCAATGAAATTGGCCAACACAACACTGGTGGTTAATGGCTCGCCCTCGGCCCTGCCACCCGGCTCTTCATGGCCGTACACGCTTGGCGCACCAGAACAGCGGCACTTTGAAGCTGGTTGGCAATATTCCGGGGGGGGTGCCTGGACGGCGCAAATTCAGTTTGCTCTCGACAATGCATCATGGCCGGGTTTCAACAGCGATTCTATTCGAGCGGCACCATTCTCCATTTATGGCAGCGGCGACGTGGGCGGTTCAAACGTATTCTCTGGTGACTGCAGCGGCGTTACTCAGGACCCAACGTGCGGGCCTTACTGCCAGCACCTGGAATCTGGATCTCCGACGAACATCGACATTGCCACCAACGTCAGCGGCAGTCTGACGGCGGTGCTTTACAAGAACTACTGCTGCCGGAAGGCGAACGGAACTTGCTTCATCAACAGCGTGCCGCAGACGAATGGCGACGGCAGTTGCAATCCACTTCCGCCGTGAGGATCACATGAACGCAATCTTTGCCACGTACGAACAGATCAACGAGCGGAAACGCGGCCGCGCCAATTGGTGGGATGAAATGCGCGTGTGCATCATCAAGGATGCTCCGCCGCTCGGCGGCATGTGGTTTGACGGTGATCACCCAGTGTGGATTGGCGCGTTTGAGCGGGCGCGCGTGAAGTCTATCGAGACGGCCCCGTGTTCGACGTGTGGGGACAAAACCAACATCGCCCAGGTGAAGGCCGACCCCGCCGCTATCGAGAGGTTTTTGGCGGGGGAGTGATCAGCGTTTCATTGCGCCGATGATGCGATCCGTGCGGCGCTCCGCGTTGTAGTTTGCCACGTAACGATATACATGACTCACCATCCTTTTTGTGAATCCCGACAATTCTTCGGGATTTGCACTTGCATTATGTATCACGCGCGATACAATACATCCAGTTGATCGGCGTGTAGCTGGTCGGGAAAGATTGAGGAGAATCAAATGCTTTTTGGAAAAGAACGTATCGGCGCGGAAGCCCTTCTCTATGCCCTCAAGGGCTGGGGCATGGACGATTCGGAATTGATCGAATCGGCGGAAGAATTGATCGGCGCACCCGAGGTTGAGTTTTGCGATAATGACGAGTGGCTGATGCAGCGGATTGACGGCGGCACCGAGGGGCTGGCTTGCGATGATAGCACCATCACGGGCGAGTTGGTCACAACCGCGCTGCGGGTGGCTGAGGCCGATTCGCGGCTTGTGGGCATCAACTTCACGCGAGCCAAAGGCCCGCGTGCACTTTATCATGGTTGGAACGGCGCGGGTGGCGGCGGAATGAATATGCGCGGAATTTTCGGCACCTTCACCGATCTCCCCGCCGAACAGATCGAAGCGCTTGAAGAAGCTCAGGCGGCGGGCGAAAAAGCCGCCAAAGAAATGCTTGCTAAATTTGAATCTCAAATTCAACAAATAGCGGAATGAGTCCTCAATTGCCCCCGCGAGCGCTAGGCCGGGTTGGTTACACTGCCCCCAAATGCTCGCGGGGGCTTCCTTTTGGGAGTAGCAAGTGCCGCTCGACCTTGAAAAAATACGGAAGTTAATAGGCGAAAAATCGCAAGCCGAAGTTGCCACGGCGGCGGGGATGGCCCGCCCCAACTTCGCCCGCATTCTCTCGGGGAAATTCGACCCAAAATTATCAACGGTGGAGCGGTTGGCAGCGGCACTGGGCTGCAAAGTTAAGGACTTGCTGCGATGAATGAAAATCCCCAAAACCTTATCGCCGCCGTCCGCTACTTTTCTGATCTGAAAATCTGCAACGCCTACATGCTCAAGATCAAGTGGCCGGACGGTCAGCCGTTCTGCCACCACTGCGGCGGCACTCGGATCGGCGAGATTGCGACGCGCGGGATGCTCCGCTGCAAGGATTGCCGAAAACAGTTCAGCTACAAAGTCGGCACGATCTTTGAGGATTCGCCGCTGGGCCTCGATAAGTGGTTCGTGGCCGTCTGGTCGATTGCCAACTGCAAGAATGGAATCAGCAGCCACGAGTTGGCTCGCGCGTTGGGCGATGTAAGTTGTTCTGGCAATCAGGTTTGCATAAATCGTTCACAATCCGTATTAAAACCTCTTGACTCATGTTTCTGTTGTGCCACAATAATGCATCAAACTTGCACGAGGTAAGCCATGCAGAACTCCCGATTAGTTGTTGCCATCCCCCACGACAACCCTTTGATAGGCCAATTGGCCGACATTGGCCATGGACGAAGGTTGATCACCGACGAAGACACTTACGCCAAGCGCCGACGCAAACTTTCAAAGTTGGCGAGAACCCTTCTTGCAGAACGCATCCGCGATCTACTGGAGCGCGGAGACAGCATGGCCGCGAAGCCCGCAAGCGCCGCCTAAATCATCCCTGAATTGCAAGTGAATCCATCCCCACTGGATGCCCAACGTGCCCGCACGCCCTCACGCTTTCAAGAAAAAAGGAGTGAACATGGATCTGATCGAGGAAATCAACACACAACTCGCACGCCTCGTTTCTGCAACGGGTTGCCCAAATTGTGCGATTCACCTGGGCGCATTCGACGGGATCTCCGTCACGAGTGACGCCGACTCCGGCCTGTAACCCATGCCACGAACGGATTCACCCCCAACCGCACGGACGCGCAATGATGACCTGCCCAAAACAACCCGCCGCCGCCCCCTTCGGAAACCGTGGAAATGCTGGCACCACGTCCGTATGCGTAACGGTAAACAGCGAGGGGGCGGCGCGGGGGACTTTCATTCAGCGAACAGCACGGACGGCCTACATGGCTCAACGGACTGGCCCGGAACGGCGGCGCGTGAGTGAGCCGCCCGCCGTTCCGATGTTCGCGCCGGGGACGGGAAGCGTGGCCCGCCTTCGCTCTCCCGAAACGCTCGCCCACGGTGCAATACTTTTCTTGGCGCTGGCCGCCATCGCCGCCGTCGCCGCAATGTGAAGGACGAACATGGAAACGAAAACCGCCCTGATGAGCGACGCCGCGTGGAACCGCTCGCACGATGCTTGCTATGCCGATGCCAGGCTTGCCGAACTCTACGACCGCCCGATGACGATCCGCGAAGTGCTGACGCGCGACGACGGCCCGTGGGCCGGTGTACCCGCGAAAGACCGTGTTTGGGTGGCGATGCGGCCGGGCGTTTTGGTGCGGAAACAATCGCTCGAATTTTTGGCGCGTATTCTGGATCGTCTCGCCGCGGGGGGCTTGCTGAAAGACGCGCGTGGCCTGGCAGTGATTCCCGCCCTTCGCAACGATGCGGTTACACCGGAAATGCAGGCTGCTGCTGCTGCTGCTGCTGCTGCTTGGCGTGCTGCTGCTGCTGCTGCTGCTGCTGCTTGGCGTGCTGCTGCCGATGATGCTGCTTGGCGTGCTGCTGATGCTGCTGCTGCTGCTGCTGCTGCTGCTTGGCGTGCTGCTGCTGATGATGCTGCTTGGCGTGCTGCTGCTGCTTGGCGTGCTGCTGATGCTGCTGCTGCTGCTGCTGCTGCTTGGCGTGCTGCTGCTGCTGCTGCTGCTGCTGATGATGCTGCTTGGCGTGCTGCTGCTGCTGCTGCTGCTGCTGCTGAGCGCAAGGCGCAAATCTCCGACCTACTAGAAATCATCGAACTGTAACCAACCCGCGAATCGTCTCTTGGGTGGAATATGAAAACCGAAATCATCTACGACATGCCGGCCGCCATTTATCACGCCATCCCGGCGATTTCATCGACAGGTATTAAGACCTTCGCCAAGTCGCCGGCACATGAGAAGGACCGCCGCGACAATCCAAAACCGACAACCGACGTTATGCTCCTGGGAAGCGTCACTCACTCAGCCACTTGGGGGCTCGCCGCCAACCCGCCAAAACACGACACGATGGAGCAATTTGTCGTAGCGGTAGAATGCTGCACAATAAAAAAGGGGGACGGGGTCAAATGCTCAAATCAGGGTACATACGTTACCGATGATGGATTTTGGTTTTGCAGAACAAAGGGACACGCCCCGGCATCTGCACATCCGCCGAAGACGCCGCCGATTACCGTGGATATTCTCAACAAGGCCAAGGCGTGCGCTCGCGCCGTATTCAAACACTACGACGCCCGCAAGATTCTCAACTCGCCAACCGTAAAATTTGAAGTGTCGATGTTTTGGACCGAGACGGTAACGCTGGACATCCGCGGCGCCCGCAGCGTCGTTGATATCCCCTGCAAAGCCCGCCTCGATATTTACGATCCATCCTTCGCCTCGTGGGGCGAGAGCATCGCCGACGTGAAGACGTGCCAATCCAGCTACCTACCCGACTTCGAAGACGACATAGCCGAGCGCCGTTACGACCTTCAAACCGCGTGGTATCTGCGCGGCGCGATGATGGCGAGCGGAGGG